GCTGCCCCCCCTGCCCCTTTTTCTCCTGCCCCTGCTGCTGATAGTGCTCCTTCTTCTCTTCCTGCTGCTGCTGCTGCTGATGCTGCTGCTGCTGCTGATGCTGCTGCTGCTGCTACTGCTGCTGTTAAAGATAACCTGGGGCCTAATGGTGTTGTTCAACCACACGCTATCTCGTGGGAAGATTCGCCACTATCCCAACAGCCGCCTAGTGGAAGAAAAGGCGGTTCTATCCGACGACACCGACGAAAGAAGCATGCAATATTCAAAACATTTAAAAAAAGCCGATTGGGTTCTTTGGCTTTGGCTTCAGATTCGGCTTTGGCCTCGGCTTCGAATTCGGTTAAGGTTAAACATAAAACGCGTAATAAGAAGAAGCATAATACGCGTAATAATACTGTAAAAAAATGAAAAAAAATACTTACCTTGTAAATATTTTTTATTTTTATTTTATTTCGCCTTGGCATGTTTTCTTCTTCGCTGGTACTCGGCATACGACGCCTTGATTTGTTCAACGACGAGTTTCCTGTCCGCATCGCGCGCGGGGAGTTTCAAGAATTCGGACACTTCAGATACCACTTCAGACGATAATGCGCGCAACGATACAAAGGTGCGACTAAGTGTTTCTTTCGACAAAATGTCACGAAGAATGACTCGCGATGAAGCCGATAATCGCGCATGTTGGGTCGGCCAATTTGAGTCGCCACCGCTTCGTGGTCCAAGCCCATTCACGCGGCGCATTTCAGCCACCAAGTCGTCTCTCCACAAGGTCGCCAAATTGTGTTTCAGTTTACACGCTTCATAGTCATCTTTTGCGAATGCAGACACAATGGCATCAAGTTCGCGCTTTGCATTTTGTTCGGCTTGTATCGCCTCGTCTCGCAACGTCTGGAGAATCAAGGGGCTCAACGACGTTGAAACGTCCACGGCGATACGGCACCGGCGCAGCGCTTCAACCAGCATGGTAACATCGTCGCGCGGCATATCTGTAACCGGTGGCATCACCACATTTTTCTCAAGAATTGAAATGGCTTCCTGGGTTTTCGGATTGAAACATACACGCAGCGACGTTCCACCGCCGAATTTTGATTTTGTAGGGAACCGGTACACGTATTTTTTATGGCGATTTTGTCGCGCGTCAAATAGATTCATTCCTCCCATGCTCACTCCACCGACTTGCCCGTAAATTGACGGGCGCGGGGTTCCGGGGGTAATCATATCTGAATTTGAACTTGTATTATTGAGGTTGCTGCTCATTGAATCGAATCACTGCATTCATATAAAACTCAAATATAAAAATGTTTCAATTTTTTTTTGCATTTCAGGTAGAAACATTTTTATAGAAATCAATTGCTTATTTGCACCAAGCAGGGTTCGAACCTGCGCATCCTGAGATAGTGGGGCTTAAGTCCACCGCCTTAGACCACTCGGCCATTGGTGCTCATTTTATTACTAAAAAAAAGGTTTAAGTTGTTTTTTAGGTTTTTGTTTTTTTTTGGAGTTTTTGGTTTTTTAGGTTTTTGTTTTTTTGGGTTTTGTGCCCTGTACAGCACCCGAATATTTGTGATTTATTTTTTAAATCGTTTTCTATGTTATAGTATAATCGCGCGATAATGAGACGAACTGATTTTTATTTAGCTATTTTTTCATTTGCGGTTTTATTTTATTTCTACTACATGCACCCGCAAAAGTCACACCACGTGCAAATGCTCAATTCAAGAATGAAGCAGCGTAATTTGGCTGCAACGACCGCCAATCCAAGTTCGTTTAACAAAGCACTTGATGCATTCGTTATGTAACGCGCTATAATCTACACTTCATATGTTTCAACCGATGTTACATAATAGAGCCGGCGAATGTCTTCAAATGGAATGGTAAGCAGGGTAGTTTCAATTCGCCCTTCAGTAATGTTGTGGTACCCGAGGGGAATCGTGGGACTCACGACCATGACATCAAATGCAAAGGCCAGTTGCGACCCTTCCTCTTCATCAATCGGTATCGTACTTGAGTTTGTAATGTATCCGAACGTATTGAGTTCTTCATTGGGTCGGCGGTATCCCACGCTTTGCGAGTTGCGACGTAGCACGAACTCAAACATTTGAACGGGGGCGCGCTGCGTGTACAACGGCACATTTTCCCACATTTGCAACCACTCCGATTTGGGTATAAGCGTGTGTTGAACCATACCGCCCCAAGTCGTGTTTGAAAACAGCGTCTCATGAAACCGGTTTCTCAGAAACACGCACGATACCACAAGACGATTGTATTGAATCAGCTCAAGTTCTGCATCTGTAAGGTCTGACACATCGTCACCATATTCCGGGTCGGTCTGCATTTGAAAACTGGTATCCGCCACCAACTCGACATCTTCTTCCATGTGCAAATACGAGTAAGTGTACTGTGACGGTTGGTCTACGTCTTCTTGCTCTTGCCCGGGTTCGACCATTTCTCTTCGACACATGGGGCATGTCAGTGACGTATCCGACCAACGAAGGAAACACTTCACACAAAACAAGTGACCGCATTTAGTGAACACGTGGTTTTCTCGCGGAAACAACGGGTCGTAACAAATACCGCAGTCCCCAATGGATTCTTTTTGTGGTGGTGAAGGCAACGGCAAAGGCAAAGGGGAAGGCGAAGCCATCGTCATTGAAAATGTTCGAAAATGAAATGATTCTTCCAAGTTCCAGCTTGAGTTCAGGTTCCTGGGTACAATGGGTGAAAGAGATGATTCGGACTCGGTCTCAGAACCCGACTCGGACTCGGACTCGGAAGTAAACCCCCAACTTCGTTGTTGTAATTTTGGTTTTCTGGGGGCTCTAGGGGCTCTAGGGGCCTGAAGACGGTAAGTAACTGGAGACGACTCAACTGACACGGGTTCCATTTTTTATAACGCTGTTTCTAACCTTGAATACAAAGAAAAAAACATTTCAATTTTTTTTCATCGTACTACATCCCTGCCGCAGCAGCACTCGCAGCAGGCAGGGTCGCATGCATAAACGTGTTTGTAGTTACGGAGTGTTTGTTGTACGGTATGTTGTATCGTTCGCACCAGTCCACACACTTTTGGATGTGCGCCTTTTTGTAAATGTCTACCCTATCCGCGGGTTTACCGTGCACCAGCGCCACCGTGCTAATAATGTTCTCAATTTGTTGCTGGCCCAGAATGGCGTTCACTTCCTCGATACGGTGAATAATGTGCAATTTGTGGTAGTCGCATGAACGAAGAATGGCGCCGATTCCGGACCCGGACCCTTGAACGCCTTTGGCTGTATTCAGCTTCTCAAAAAATGTGCGGAATATGTCGATTATATTTATATGTTCATGTTCATGTTCAGTAACATCAGAATGTTTGAACCCCTTGCACACAATGTACTTTTCAGAGTTTGCCACACGACTCGTGTTGGGTTTGATAATGATAACATCTGAGTAAAAGACAGCCAATAAATGAATAATGTCCACCGTGACGCGGGTAAAGGTGTCGAATATTTTGAGCACAAAGGTTCCGCCCGGTTTTTGAAGGGACAGCGCGTACAGCACTTCCGACACCACCAGCGTCTGCGCAAGCACTTCTTGGTGGTTGAAGTTGGACGAAAAGTCGAATCCGCCGTCGGCGGTAATGACATCCATGGAGTGGCGGTACTTTTCGCAGCAGTGCAAGTAATTGTCCAGCGAAAGCAAGTTGCCCGTGCCGTCTTTGCCGTACTCCAGTTTCACGCACGGGTTCTTTTCCAAAAACAGCCGACTCTTTTTCCATCCCGGGCATGCGCTGTTGGGAGCGTCGTCTACCAGCGTCATTCCGTAGTACGTGTCGTTTGGATTTGCGCGCAGGTAGCAGAGCGCTTCAATGAACCCGCCCGGCCCTTCTGCTAAATGGAACGACCGAATACCCGGTTCTGTTCCGGTTCCGTTAACAACTGCTGCATCGGAATCGGCGCCGGATACCTTTGGGTCACGCGACCCGTTCGTTTCAACGTGCTTATAAAATCCATTTCCAGAATTCGCGTGGTAGTATCGTTTATTGTAGCCGCCGCCGCCTCTTCCATAACTATATCCGGACCCGGACCCGTATCCGGACCCGTATCCGGACCCGTACCCAGACCCGTACCCAGACCCGTACCCAGACCCGTACCCAGACCCGTACCCGGTTCCAGACCCGTGTTTATTATAATACTTATGATAATAAGGCGCGTGGTAGTCGTTCGAGCCGCCTGTAGTACTGGAAAAAGGCATCCGGTATGATGGTAACAGTTTGCACTGTTTTATGATTTCAATCATTTTATAGAATGAGCGCGACAAGGGTTTTAACCTACTAACTGGATACTTGTGCCCCGGCACCGCGGTGTGAATGTACTCGTACGGGTTGGTTACTTTCTTCATTTCATCCCAGTCGTCGGGGTCACACGTTTCAATGGTTTGTTTTGCGCTGCACAGGTGATTGTACACTGAAGTCGATGCAATGCACTCGCACGCCCGGTTCCCGCTTGTAAACTGAAAGTCAATCATTGCGGCATAATCCACCTTTTCCGAACCCAACAATGATGCCGCTGCGCTTTTATATGGCGCATTCAAGTTAAAAAAATTCATTTTAAGTTAAGGGTAAGGTCCAGCGTGTCTTTATGTCATTTTATGTGTATTACCTCTCTACCATTCGTAGCACGGAATAGCTTCGCTGTATATGGAACATGTTTCTTTCACCATTTCACCGTATTGTTTCGTTCCGCAAATAAACACCGCAATGTCGCTTACCTTATACTGCATTCGGTTATCGACTATGTCGCCGAGGTAGTCAATCAATGCTCCCGGCGTGAGTCGGGTATTTTCAGTTGAAATGAACAGACGTTCGCGCACGCGACTTACGGATGATGGTATCCGCAACACCGCGTCGGCTTGGTGTCGGTAGGATGACAAGTAATGCAGCTCTTGCTGCGACTCGTGCTGTGATTGCAACCAGCTCATTCCCATAGCGTACAACGGAGTAATTCCCGAACCGCACGAGCACATAATAATAACTTTTGCTCGAACGGGTTGCCCGTCGCACACGAATGCTTGCACGGTTGGTGAGGGGTCGTAATACTTGCGCCCGAACGGACCCTTTACAAACACGGTTCGTCCTGGGCAGTACTTTTCGCATAGCAACGGCGACACTTCACCGCCGTTCACGTGCTGAATGAGAAACGTAGCCACGTTCGTCGCTTGGTCATACGCGACCGGCGTATACGGCCGTTTTTGTGTGTTGAAATACAAATTGAAGTACATGCCCGGTTTGTAGTTGATGCTGGATTCGCACAGCTGAATGACAATGCGGTTGAATGTTGGCGACGATACAGTGTTTGAAACGACGCGATGGTTCGACTCTTCGCGCTCATGGTGTGTGTCAAACGTGTAACCAGTAATCCACAACCCAAATATGGTTGACGGTTGAAAAGTGAATGGCTTGAAATGGTATGCGTACACAGTAACTGCTGGCAATACGAAAAACGGCCAAAGTAACACAAATATACGCATTTTTTCGTAGTAAGGCGCGCTGCAATTGGCGTACTGTATCAATGCGCCGATAACCGACGTCAGTATCCACAAAACGTACTTGTTTACTTTCAAATTTACTCGCGCGTAAATGAGTAACACGCCGATAGCGCTGACGGTATACAACTCCCCATTAGCCGCATTCATATTTATCAAGTAGACCGTACCTAAACTGCCAGCATACAGCGCGTGGTACCAAAACGCGGATATGATGTTTTTACGAACCAGCGTCATAAGAAACGACGCAATCTGAATCGGAAACGCCACGGCCAAAATGTAGGGCGCGTCGCTAAAAAGGCACGTAATGGTAGCCATGAACTGCGAATGCGTGTAAAAGTACTTTATACGGGCTTGCAGGCGCGGGTCACAGTCGCTCCAGTACGGCATGGTCGCGGTGGTAGTCTCTTTCCGGTTTTCGCGCAAGTAGTGCGTGCTGATATCGGCGAGTTTCATTGCAAGGAGAACGCACGTTGTACGAATGAGCGTGTGGGCCACAATGTGCGCTCCCGGATTTAGAATCTCCTTCCGGCTCGAGGAGGGAAACAGTTGCAGTGCGTGCAGTAGGTTGATGATGAAAAAACTGCGCACCGCGAAAATAATCGAATGTGCGCGAAACTCTTGCCAAATCATGGGTAAAATTCCTGTGCGCGTCCTGGGAATGAGAAACTGCAGTGCCGAAAGGGACAGTGCCGTGTGCACCCAGGTGAGTGCAATGAATGGGAAAGAGTTCGCGCGTCGAAGCGTCAATGTCGCAGTCGCTCCACTATAAAAGCAGTCGAAAAATAGATAAAAGTAGTTCAATAAAGATGCCACGCCCATCAGCTTGTGAATATGGAATTTGTCTTCGTGCGTGATAAGTTTGGATATTTTGGTTTTGTTGTACTCGAGCCTACAATCGCGTCGAAATCGGGGGTCGTCTTCCGACAGTTCATCCACTTTATAATTTTCAAGCAGGTTGACGGCATACTCGGAGTGCCCGACCGCATTGAACTTTTCTGTAAAATCGCAGCAGTCGCCTTCGCCAGATGAAAAAACGGCAGTCCCACCGGGATGTTCTGGTATGAAAGTGGTGATGTCGTACACGTTATTATGAATAATGACTTTCATCACTTTCATACGTTACCACAAATTAATTACAAATAAATACGTATAGACTTATGAATACGTATTTATATCATTTTTTTAAGGTCAAATGCATCAAATGAAGGGAATGTACTGCGGGGCGGAGTTTTCGTAGAGCGTTACCTTGAACTGGTCGTTATAGCCTTGCACGTATACGGTGTCGCCAGTGTACACGTTGTCCACGCCGATTTCCGACAATGCGTTGCGGCCCTTGATAATGATAGGCAGCTTCATGGCGTTGTTCTTGTCGCTGATAGTGTAAAACAGCCACTTGTCGCGGCTGGTGAACAGGGGTTTGCCCATAAGCGGCATGATGACGGGGTCTGATGAGCTACTAGAGCCAGATTTAGAACGATTGTCGGTGTCGGCCTTTGTGAGTAATCCGATTTGCTGGTAGGAAGCGTTTACAGTTGCGCCCGTGTTTGTGGCCATATTGATAGGAACGCCCGGCCCGGCACCTCGAAGTACGCTGCCTCCAGCGCCATTAAAGAACACATCTTTCAGCGGAGGCGCGTACGGGTTGGACAGCGTATCGCCTTCTTGGTTGGTGAAAAATGTATTGGGCCGAGGTTGATGGCGACGACTGTCAACCGCGACTAAAGGGATTGACGATAATGGAGACGATGACGGTCCGGACGACGTTCCGGACGTGGTCGGACGTGCCGTAAATGTAACAAACATGATAAAAAAAAGTACGAGCCCCACGCCGAACGTTAACATGTCGATTCGATTCCCGCGTTTCAAAACCATTTTCTTTTAAATTTTTCTTCTTATTTAGTTACAATATTTATTTATTATTTTTAAGGAGAACTGGCAGCAGTAGCAGCAGGAGCCTTAAAATCAATTTCAGCGTATACAGGCAAGTGGTCTGAAAAAAAATATCTTGGTTTAGTAGTTGTTTTCTCTGTTTTACTTTTAATTATATCATGAACACTGTACTTCGTAATAGGTAATGTTGAAAATATATGGTCAAATGCTCCTTGGGTTGTAAAATCGAGTCCTCCGCTAGTCGTACAACATGTTCCAGTAGTTCTGATACCTGCTGGTGTTGTTGATTCTGTTAACCATTTTTTAATATCTGGGGTAGCCGTATTAAAATCGCCACCGAGAATGAATGCGTAGTCGCTTTGGGTTTTGGATTTATCTTTAAAAACCGTATCTGGAATAAATCTTGCCAATGCATTAAATGCAAAATTGGCTAAACTACCGGTTGGTTTACCTGTAGGTTTACCTGTACTTTCATCTCGAAACACATCATCATGAGGTACGTGGACATTCACGAGAACACACTTTTTAGTATCGAATCGTAATACGATAAACGGTCGATTCCCGCCAAACGCGGAATATACACCTTTAGGCGGCTTCGTTTCAGTTAGACTTGTTTTGTCACTGGTGCCGGAAAATGTATACGCTAAATCATAAGATTCGGCGTTAGATTCATTACTACTACCAACCTTTAAATTACCCGCTGCTAAATTCCCGACAAAAAATGCATCTGCAGGACCTGCATGAAATGTATCGGAATATATTGTTGCAATCACCGAAAAACCAATTTGGCCAATATATACGTGAAAAGTTTTTGAATCATATGTCATAGTAAAATACCGAAATGCGGGTATAGAAGTAGAAGTAGAAGATGAATCTTTTGCCATCGTTTTAGAAGCAAATCCATCCTTATTCACAGTTACCTCCGCCCCAGATACATTAAAAAACTCATCAAACTTGTATGTGAATTCTTGTAAAAATACAATCGATTGTTCATGTTTTTTCATATGGTCTAAAATAGCTTGTCGAATATAGTTTTGACATTTATTCGTAGTACCATCCATACAAAATTTTTGGTTCGGGGGGTTCCCTAACGCTTGATGCCATGTATTAAATGTCATTACATTCAAGTTCCCGCCGCCAGACGTTGGACCTGGTCCTGAGCTTGTTTCAATTTTTTCAAAAACCTCGGTCGCTTGTTGTAAAACATCGGAACTGAAATTAGGAGTACCGCCAGAAACCGTAGAAGGTTTAATCTTAACAAAATTTACTTTCAATGATTTACAGTTAGCTTCATATGTTTGACTATCATCAAACAAGTACATTTCGACATTGGCATCATCTATTGCATGACCAAGTTGCATCCATTTTGCGCGCATCGCGTACGGTTTCAGACCTTTATTCTGAAATTCGTTACCGCTGTTGGTAAAATTTAAATCATGTGTAGAAGTAGATGTTTTATTAAAACTTGTAAAATTTTCTGTTTTAAACTGTTCACTCAAATCACTAGTAACTACGCCAGGATTCATAAAATAATATTTGTCAGAACTAGTAATACTATTATCAGTATTGCTTTGCAAATAGTTTTTTTCAAAATTATCTTTTGTAATGTTAGTATTTGCGGTAACAATCCAAACATAATACCCCGCTTTAATTATCTCTTTCATTAGTGCTACCATTTTGTCATGTTCTGCAGCATGAGTAGCGTTGAAACTCGGTGATGGTGATGATTCCAATGTTCCATGTTGAACTAGCGTATTATCGATATCAAATGCGAATACTACGTCTTTTTTTGTAGGAGTCACCACCGGCTTTACAGGAGGAGTAGTAGAAGTAGAAGTAGCATTTTTAAGGTTTTTTTTTACTTCTTCAATTCTAACCTGAAAATCCGCTTTATTTGCTGCAGGAATCACCGATTCAATTTTTTTAAGTTGTTCTTCTAAAAATTCTTTTGTTACCGTTTTAAGCGTCGTCGTCGCAAAAAATGCAGTGTATATTTCATTTGCAATTGTAAAAAGCTTGTGAAACTTTTTAGTGGCAGCAACCGCATCGATTTTTGATTTTAAAGAACTCGAACTTGTTTCTTTAGGTGATGGCGACGACATTTATTATGTTTATATTTCGATATTTTTTTTAATACTATGGTCGTTTATTTATATTATATTCTTTTTTTTTGTATCAAAAAAAAATATACTGTTTGTTTGTTATTTAATTCAATTTATTCCAAGAGCCGTTTTAAATGTTTGTAACTGCTTATTTGCGCTTCCAAAATTCGGGTATGTAGTATCACTTAAATTTGAATTAATGTACACGTTAATCAAGTCACGCAACAACTGTATTTTTTCTGCATCGGTTTTTGTACCAGAAGCAGAAGATGTAGAAGGCGCGGATGAAGTTTTGCTAGTCACGTTTTTTAATATTTCAGGGTATGGCCTTGAATTATCGTCTGGATAAAAGGCGGTATATGCTGGGGCAATTGCTGCGAGTAGGTTACCGACATTATCATCAGATAATTCTAAAGCTGAACCGGATTTATTTAATAATCCACCAACCGCAATCGCGAGAATTGCGGCAGCAGCCTGTTCCAATATTTTATCATCCGTTAACTTTTCCGCACCTTCAAATATTTTATCTAACGCATCTAATGCAATTTTAATCATTTCTTCAGCAATTGCGTCCAAAGAAGCAGCCAAGGCAGCAGCAGCAGCATCCTCGGCATCAGCATCAGCAGCAGACTCTTCGCCATCTTCGTCAACACCTCCCACCTCTTTTGCACGTCCAATCAACGATTCGGCAAGTCGTGTTAAGGAACCGTCCACGAACGTATCACCGTCAACGCGGCTCACATCATACTCGTCCGGACCGCCCGGTTTTTTTTTCACCAAAAATGTGGGTTGACCTTGGTATTCTACGCAGTCTGGGTCGTCGGGAGTAGCACCCTCTTTTGTAGCCTCCATTTCACTTTTAATCTCGGTTTTCATTGCACGTACAGCATCCACAGCTTTCTCGGTTTCCTCCAGTTGTTGTTTCAAGGTTTCTTGTAACTTTCTCGCATCTTCGAGTTTCTTATTCAACAAGTCCAGTTTCGCTTGCGCATCTTCAGCAGGGGTACCACCACCATCGTGAACTGGTTTACCGCGTTGAACCCGTTTCCGCATATTGCGCCACTTATACACAGACTCTACATCAAAATCGCGCACGGTGTCGTAGAGGTGGCGCACTTTAAGCGTGGCATCATGTAATGATAAAGAAGGGTTCGAAACGGATACAGTTGTGTTGGTTCGTTTTAGAGGTTTATTGCGCCACACTTTTTGTGTAAAAGCTTTACCCGGTTTTCTCCCATGTTTTCGGTATCGCAGTCGTACTCGTTTTGTATTTTTTGTCTTCATGTTCGTACTCATACTCGTAATTTTCATATTTTTCGTTTTTTTTTCCTTTTTTCCGTATTTCGTATTTTGGTATTTCGTATATTCTTTCTCTATTATATGTCTTTTTTATCTTATTTTAATTACATTCGATTTTATTTATAAAAAAAAACATAGCATAGAATAGAATAGAATATTATACAAAATAAAAAAAAGAATAAAGAAATAAACCTATGAATTCTCCCATCGACTTTTCGGCTTCCAAATACCCGTCATGCACCGCCACGTGCAAATTTGAATTTTCCTACGCCGAATCCGCGGCAACGGTATTTAAGTCTAAACTATTTGACCAACAGTGCATCATTGCTTCATATGACACAAATTCCGCAAATATTGTAACCTACAATGGAATAAAGTACCGACCGGACGGGTGTATCATTTATAACAGCTCGTTTCATACATACAATCGTCAAAAAAGTGCAGGCGAGATTATTGTGTATCATTCCGGAATGGAAGGCACGGGTGCTGGAAAAGTGCTTTTAGTATGTATTCCAATTCAAGTGGGCGATTCAACAACCTCGCCTGGCGGAGAAACCGTGAGCCGAATTATCAATACGCTCACTCCCGCAAACGTTTCCCTTGCCAGTGACTCTTCCGACGCTGTGCGTTTTACCGGAACATACACCTTATCGAATATTATTCCCAATAATGCGCCATATTACACGTATATTGGCAACGATTTTTATTCCACCACTTCCAAAACGAATCATTACATTGTATTCACGGAAGAAAACGCACTGAAAATCTCGTCAACGGCGCGCACCAATCTGAAAAAGATGGTCAAATCGATAACCCCTCCAGTTACGAGCATGCCGGTAAATGCGCCCAGTAAAAATATGCTGGGTGCGAACGCGACCAGTTCCAATCAGCTCTACATTGAGTGCAAGCCCACCGGTGATGACGGGGTGATTCTTTACAAGCAGTCACTGAGCGGACAGCCCCTTGAAGGCGCTGAAGACTCTGCAGCACCCAGCAACGACGTATTCAGTATGAGGAATAAATACTTACTTGGATTGATTGTTGCTATATTAGCGCTGTTATTTGTCGGATTGATACTCGTGATAGTTAAATACGCCATGAATAGAAACAGCGGCGGTGGCGGTGGCGGTGGCGGTACTGGCGCAAGCAGTTAAAAACAATGGTCGGGAGAGATTCAATATCTTCAAATGTTATTGCACTTAACTGGCATTAAAGTTGTATATAATGTATATATTTATACTTTATAT